GTGTGTTCCCGAGGGAGCAGTTGAACGAGATGGTTCTGGATAGTGAGAGGTTGTCCCGGGAGAGGCCGAGTCTGGGGTACCATATACCGATTCAGGCGTATAAGGAGGGGAAGGTTGCGGAGAAGTATATAATAGAGGCCCAGGATGATGGGGAGTTACAGGTATGGGAGAAGCCTAATAAGCGCAGGGATTATAGGATTGGGGTTGATGTTAGTGAGGGACTGGATATAGGGAGAGATACAGACTGGTCTGTGGCGGTGGTTATAGATCCTCATACGTTTGAGGAGGTGGCGATGCTTAGGTGTAAGATAGACCCTGATTTACTGGCCTGGCAGTTGGCGAGTCTTGGAAAATGGTATAATAATGCACAGTTATTTGTAGAGAGAAACAACCATGGACTTGTAACTTTAAAATTTTTACAGGAGGTTCATCTTTATCCGAACTTATACTCTGAGAAGATCCTGGATGAGCGGTCGAGCAGAACAGCGAGGAAGTTGGGATTCCATACAACGGTTAAGTCTAAACCTTTAATAATAGACTACCTCCGGGAGTTAATCCGGGAGAGGGAGATTAAAATTCATTCACCAAAGTTACTCGATGAACTACAGACTTTTGTGAATTTACCCGATGGTAAAATGGCTGCTCAACCTGGATCACATGATGACTGTGTGATGGCATTGGCTATAGCGTCATTTGGTGCGAAAATGTATCCCGCAACGGGACAGATACAAAAGAGAGCGGTCCCTTTTTACAAGAGACCGCTAAAACTCTTTACCCCCTCTGGACTATGAGTAATGTGATCTCGGCAGACTTTGGACAGAGACACCTGGAAGAGGATTTACAGCCGATTATGATGGATCTTGTTCAATGTTTTATAGATCACTTTGGAGAGGGACCCGGAAAACAGTTGGCCCATGGGGTGTGTGCCTCGTTGAATAATTTATCCGAACAACTAGAAAAGGAACTTAATGGCGGAACAAGTCCCAGAAGTGGTTGATGCTGTAGGGGTTGAAGTAAAAATGGTGTCGACTGAGCTGGATGATTTGGCGAGTCTGGTACAGGAGAAGTTTACGGAGGCTAGGACCTATAGAAGGGATCATGAGACCCACTGGCAGGAGTCCTATGACGCATATCGTGGAAAGTACCCGAGTCATATTAATAAGTCTAATGAGCTGGCACATGAAAGAGGAATATTTGTCAACCAGACTAGGCGCAAGGTTAACTCCGCTAAAATTAAAATTGGAACGCTTCTGTTCGAGGACGGGAGGATACCTTTCAGTATTACCCCTAGCAGGAGGCCGAGATACATTCCGCCTGATTTGGATGCGCCTGCAGGAAGGCCTGACCTACTTGAGGATGCTATTCTTGCGAGAGCTGAGAATATGGAGGACAGGATTAGGGACATCCTCGACAGGACGGGTTATAACCAGTCGGTTCAGCACTCTATACACGAGATGTGCCTCTATGGTACGGGATGTACTAAGGCAATTTCGTTGGAGAGGAGAAACTTTCCAGTCTTCCGTTCAGTGGAAACTCCAGAATATATGCTGGAGGTTGAGCAGTCTAAGGAGGAGGAGTTAGTACCTGCAGTTAATCACGTTTCAATCTGGAATATATTTCCATCACCCGAAGCAGAGAGTCCACAAGATGCAGATTATATCGTTCAAAGGAGTTTCGTCAGCCCTAAACAGCTTAGGGAGATGGCTAAAACTGATGACAGTTTCATACCGGGATCTATTGAAAGCGTTCTCAAGGACGGACAAGGAGAACGAGCAGGATACGACGAAAGCCAGCACCCGAGAACCTTCGACGAATCCTCCAGCGTAAGGATCAAGAATATAGAGATTCTTGAATTCTGGGGAAGGATAGATGTAAGGGATTTACAACCGTACCTGAATATCGATGAGGATGATATGCAGGATACGATGGATGTGGTTATGACGGTTATAGGGAACAAGGTTGTCAAGATGGAGGAGAATCCTTTTGATGGTCAGAGCCCCTATCATTTTTGCTACTGGCAGAAGAACCCAGAGAGTATCTGGGGAGATGGAATCTATTATGCCATCCGGGATGTTCAGGCAATTCTGAACTTTTCATATGCGATGATGGTCGAGGGTAAGGCACTTGCTGCGGCTCCGTTGACGGTTATAGATCCTAATGCGTTTGAGTCTGGAGAGGACACCGAGCAGATGTATGCGGGCAAGCAGATGAGGGTGAAGCCCGGGATGAGTGTACGGGATGCATTTACGAGTGTTGTGATACCTGATGTGACCAATGGACTCCTTCAGTTGATACAGCAGTTGGAGCGTGAGGCGGATCTGGACAGTGGTCAGACGGCCATAGGATACGGTGATATGAGCCCGAGTCAGACTAAGACGGCTACGGGGATGTCTATTTTAAATTCAAATGCAAACCGTCAGACTGCCGATGTTGTGAGGTCGGTCAGCAATATGATCACACAGAACATACAGGCTATATACCGCTGGTTGATGGTTGACTCCCCGGACAATACGATCAAGGGGGACTATGAGGCAATTTCAACGGGGTATGAGCAGTATGTTGCTAAGGAGGTTCATAACTCCCAGTTGATTCAGTTTCTGCAGGTGGCGGGTTCTTTGCCACAGTTCCAGGCGTTTATCAAGCACGAGGCGTTTACCAGACCGTTGCTTCGGGCTTTTAATTTAGACCCGGATAATATGCTGAAGACTGAGGAACAGGTTGCGATGGAAATGCAGCAGGGGCAAATTGCACAACAGCAGGCTATGGCCCAGCAACAGCAGATGATACAGCAGGCAGAGGTTTCCAAGATAGAGGCTGAGGCCAGGGCAGATATAGTCAAGGATCAGGCCAAGGCGATGCTTGATGAGAAGAAGGCGATCAGTGATGACCAGAGGGAATTAGAGACTCGGGAACGGTTGGAACTGATTAAACAAGGAAATGTCTTGCACCCTGCAAATCTAGCGAATAGTTCTATACTTTTAAGGGAGCAGCAGGAGCAGGAACAACAGGCTCAGATGCAGGCAGAACAGGTTGCGGCACAGGAACAGATGATGATAGAGCAGCAGGCTGCCCAGCAGGAACAGGATATGATTAATCAAAGGGAACAAGAAGTTCTGGGTAATATTGCTGCTAGTCGGGGTCAGGATGCGAGTGAAAGACTTCAGGGGGGTCCCACTGCAGAACAGATAAGACGACAGGAGATGGAAGAAAATGCGCCAACCACGGTCAACTGATGGGAAAACAATTGCGTTACTAAATGATCACCCTGGTTGGAAACAGTTGAAAGAACTGTTTTATTCACGATTAGAAAGTGAGATGGAGATCGTAACTAGAACTCCACTTCATGACACCGAGTCCACTGCGAAGCATAATGTTCGTATGGGCCGGATACAGGCCTGGGAAGAGATATTAAGTTATCCGAGCCAGGTGTTAACCAGTCCGACCTCCACGGGATAGCCCAGGGGTCAACACCTTAGATCCGTTAAACGGGACATCGAAAGTGTTATAAGGAAAAAATGGCAGAAGAAGAGGTGACGGAGGTTACTCCCCAGTCCGAAGAAACTGGTACGGAGGAACTGACCGAAGAAGAACAGCTCTGGGAAGATGCTGAGGATGATGAAACTGAGACTTCCAATGAACCCGAAGAACCAGAGGAAGAAGAAGAGGAAGACCAGGAAGAACCTGAGCAGGAAGAAGATACCACTCATGATTATGAGAAACGGTACAAGGACCTGGAGAGAGAGTTTCACAAGCGAAACGAGGAAAGCGCAAGACAGCGTGAGCAGTTTCAGGAGCTGAGAGTACAGAACCTGGAGATGCAAAGGCAGATGGATGAGTTCTCGAAGGGACCCGTAAAGGAACCCGAGAAACAGCCTCCCACGCCGGGATCGGAGGAATTCTTCGACGAAGATGACCGGCAGACGATGGACGAGTTTAGTGAGTTGACAAAGACTTTTACTAAGATCGCCCAGGCGGAAGTAGCGAAGGCGGGTAGGGGCACGGATGTGTCCCAGAAGATTGAGACACTCGAAAGGAGTGTTAAGGATCGAGAGTACCAGGATTTCCTGGTCCAGCATGACAGTCATATGATTAACAATGTTGGAGAGGACTACAGGGAGCTGGATAGGGATTCTGATTTTCAGTCTTTTGTACTGGCAAGCCCAGCTATGACAAAGATGATGACCGAGAGCGTAGATGCCAGGGATCATGCTTCCGTTATGAACCTTTACCTGCAGACAGAGCAGGGTAGGGGGTGGAGGACAGAGCCAGATGCGGAGCCTACTGAAAAGGCTAAACCTCAACGTAAAGAAGCTCGCAGAAGAGCGGCCTCGAGTTTAGTTAAAAATTCTGCCCCAAGGATGACCAAGAATCCTGATAACATGACGGCTGAAGAGCTGTGGGATTCTATACCCGAATAATATTTTTAAGGAGTTGACTTATGGCAGCTTATGGCGGAACCGGAGCATTAACCGGACAGGCTTATGGTGACCTGAGCGCAAATGATGCGTTCACTATTCAAAAACGAATGCTTCCTATTGCGAAGCGTCTGCAGACTTTTGCTAAGTTTGCACAAAAAGAAACGAAGCCTCAGAAGCAGGGTCTTGAGATCAGACACCGCAGATATGAGCGTTTCCCGATTACTGACACGCCTATTGCTGAAGGTGTAACGCCGGACTTCACAAGTCTCGAGCATACAACCTTGATGCATACGCTCAAGCAGTACGGTAGCTATGTGAATACTACCGATGTGATGCTTGCGGCTTCGCATGATCCCGTTCTCAAGGTTATTACCGAGAGACAGGCCCAGCAGGCTGGTGAGACTCTCGATTTTCTAGCCTACAAGGTTTTCCGTGCGGGAACATCGGTTAGATATATCGGGACATCTGCTAGTGCTCGTAGCGATGTAGACATGTCGATAGGCAGTGTAACACCTACCCTCAATAGCCCGGCTACTGGGACACAAACAAATGCAGCCATTCAGACTGCAATCCGGTCGCTCGAGACAAACGATGCCAAGAAGATGCGTAACAAGTTACGTGCTTCTGTCGGAATCGCAACCGAACCGATCCGTGAATCGTTTATTGGAATCTGCCATCCAGACCTTCGTCAGGACATCGAGCAGCTTCCAAACTATGTTTCTGTCGAGAAGTATTCGGATACCTCCGATGCAATCGAAGGTGAAATCGGAAGTGTCGAGGGAGTAAGGTTCATCACCACGACCCAGGCAACCTCTTTCAAGGCTGCAGGGGACACAAATGGTGTTGCAAACTGTGTTTCGAGCGATAGCACAAACATAGATGTTTATCCTGTAATTATAGTTGCTCAGGATTTTGGTGGATGTGCCACACTCGGAGGAATGGACAGCCTTCGATCTAAGGTGGTAATGCCCAAGCCGGGACCAGGCGATCCAATGGGTCAGCGTGGAACGGTTGCTTGGGACACATTTTACTCCTGTATTATACTGCAGGATCTTTGGATGTATCGGCTGGAAGTAGCTGCTACTAAGTTTTCATAATCGATAATCCCCGGTCAATGGCCGGGGTTCACTTTTTATTTGAAAGGACATTATGTCTGATTCTATTAAGAATAAAATTACCCGGGCCGCACAGGTTTCTGGGTATAAAACTGTTGCTCATGGTTCGACAGCTAATGGAACCACAGAGAGGGACTATATTAATATCCCCTGGGGAGCGGTGGTTACCGATGTCAATATTATAA